CGCTCGCCAGGAACACCCCGCCGTGCAGACCGCGCCGCTCGAGCGCAAACTCGCGCGTGGTGTAGCCGGTGCCGCTCGGGCCCTTGCGGCGGAAGGTCTTCGCCGTCATCACGACGTCGCCCTCGGCAGAGCCCCCCGGCGGGTTGCTGGTCAGGACGATCGTGTCGTCGAGGATGAAGTCGAGCAGCCCCGTCGTCTCGTTCAACACCTTGCCTGCGACGATGTGAAAGGGCGGCAGACCCGGGATGGAGAAGTCCATGTTGGCCTGCGTGTTGGACGCATCGGCGATCTGGGCTGCGAGCGGCGAGTCACCTTGCACGGTGCGGAAGTAGCTGCGAACGGACGCCGCGCGGAGCAGGGCATGGCCCACCGTCGGGTTGAGCCAGATGTCCGTGACGGGCTGCGCGCTGGCTTCGAGCCGATCGCCGATGTCCCGGATCGGATCCGCATTGACGGCGTCGTTCCACTTGGCACCGCCGGCGAGCGTGGCCTTGTTGTTGGCGGCCCAGTTGGCGGCGAGCGTGAGCACGCCGGTCGGGCCGAAGACTCGCAGCTCCCGGTCGAGAGCCAGCGAGCGTTCGATGCGGCGCCCGACCTCAGCCTTCAAGTCGAAGCCGTTGCTGCTCTCGTCGATGTTGGTCTGCGTGACCGCGGGGATGAAGCCGCCGAGCGCGCGCTCTTGCACGAGGTACTGCGCGAAGGTCGACTCGGGGTCGACTTCGGCGATGTCCGCTTGAATGCTGCTGAGCACGTTGACGGTCTTGTAAACGTTGTTCAGACCGAAGATCCGGAAGCGGCCTTGGTCGAGCCCGACCAGCTGGATCGGGCACGCTTCGTCGGCACGGCAACCGGGCGCCGTGTAGTGGAGCATGAACGAATCCATGTCCTCCAGGTTGACCACGTCGCTGGGCGACATGGCCATCAGCACGGACTCGCCGGCGCGGCCGACGCCGGGCACGTCCTCGACGAGCCGCACGCTCAGCTCTCTCGCTGCACTAGATTGGGTTTTCATTGCGCTGCCTCGTCGGGGGGCGGAAGCATCCGCCATCAGGTTGGGTCGAGAGGCGCGCCTGCCTCGGTTGTGGAGATGTTGTGTGGGGCTTGAGATCGCGGGCTGCCGTTAGGCGGGCAGCGCGATGCGGTCGATGTCGCACTCGATGATGTCGCCGTCGACGAGCGCTGCGGTGTTGGCGGTGCCGATGGCGTACTTGGCCGCGGTCGCGACGATGCCCTTGCCGCCCGCGCTGCCCATCACCTTGCTGCCGATGGGCACGGCCGCTCCGCACTCAACCAGCGCGCGTCGTGCGATCTGCACGTCGCCCGCTGCGCCGATCGGGATGGCCGCCATGGTGACCCCGACGTAGGCGTCGAGTCCGTCGACCGCGGGGGTGATGGCCTTCGTGGTGGTGCCGCGCTTGACGAGACGATACTTCGCGATGATGGCGACGGTGGTGTTGTGGCCGGCGTCAACGCCGCCCTGGTCGGGCACGATTGCGGTTACTTGAGGCATCGAGCGATCCTTGCTGAGTGCGGGATTGTCGCGGCACTGCCGCGACAGTTGTGGGCGTGAGTGGCGGAGCCTACTGAGTCAGCTGCGCGGTTCGGCGCAGATGGCTGGCGCGGCCGATCTGCGCCGCGATCCCGAGCTTGTCGAAGCCGGGCTCGGTCTTCTTCAGATGCGTGACGATCTTCTCGATGGTGTTGGCGCCCTTGACGCCGCGCAGGTCGATGACCTCGGCGCCGCCGTCCGCGCGGTCGTCGATGGGCAACACGGGCGGAGTGAGTTGCGCGCCGCCCTTGGTCGCGACGAGCGGCGTCGACAGGTGCACGTGCGCGCCGCCGTCTTTGATGCCGTACTCCCGGAGGAAGTGCTGGCGGCCCTTCTCGCGGGCTTCGCGCCGAGCGCTGAGGGAGAGCGTCTCCTCGGGCTTGAGCGCGTCGGTGAGCTTCTTCGTTTCGTCCGCGACGCACGCCGCGCGGTAGGCGCCGAGTGCTTTCTTCGCTCCCTCGCCGACGAAGCCTTGCGCCTTCATGGCAGCGCCCACGTCGCCGACGCCGACGGCTGCATCGGTCACGGCGTCCTGAGCCATCAGGGAATCGAGCTCGGTGAGCAGGCTCGCCAGCTTCTCGCGCGCGCTCTTCAACGCCGGGAGCACCTTCATGGCGTCGGCGGGGTTCGGCACCCCGAGCGCTTCGAGGAGACTCTTCAGGTCGCCCGCGCCCGTCGCGGCTTCGTCGACCGCGTCGGCCACGGCGGCATCGTCAACGGCCAAGCGGATCGAGAGTCTCTTACAAATGCGCTCGCGCAGTTCATCAGCCATCAAAGCACCCGCTACTGGTTGAGAGTTTGCCTCTCGCCGGGCGCCTCCGGCGGGATCCAAAGATGGATCGCTTGTCGGTTGTACGCTGACCGGCTCCGCTGCGCTAGCTCCGCGATTGGCGGCGGCGAGGCTTTCGAGGTCGCGCATGAAGTTGTGATTGGTGAAAGCCACCGAGGTGAGCACCGGACCGACAGGCAGTCCCGTGACCCAATGCACGCCCTTGGTCGTGAACGCGATCGACACCCAGCGGTATTCGTTTCGGCAGATTTGCCCACGGATTTGGTCGCCTAACTCAGTGAAGGCCCAGAGCTGCGCCTTGCCGTTGGGCGCGCTGCGCACCGCCAGATCCAACACCCAGCCCATCGCCGGCGCACCGCTCGCGGGGATGCTGCCCTCGCTACCGGGCATCTCGGAGGCGTGCTCATAATCGTACTGCAGCACCGGGCGAATGCCGCCCGTGTAGACCTTGGCAGCCCCGTCGGCGGACACATCCGCGCCGTCGAGCTTGCCCGCGAGGTACTGCGGATCCTCGCGCAGGTTGCGGATGAACGCCTCGAAGACCAGCCGCGTGAGGTTGAACTCGCCCTGATGGTGGCCCTTGTAGAGGCCCTCATTGGCGAGGTGTACCCAGCGATACTTGGGGATTTCCTTCGGCGTTTCGCCTGCGTCGAAGAGCAGGATGGAGACACCAAAGAACGTCGCGCGGTTCAGGAATGCACGCTCGGCCATCCTGCGAGTGTACGGGCCGGGATCCGGAGCGCGCAACGCGGAGCCGTGCGAGCGTGCTCGAATGCTGATCCATATATCGGTCCGTGCTAGTCTCGCGAGATGACCTGGCCCGATGCGGTGTACGGCTCCGTGGTGTGGCTCTGCTGCACGTTCATCCTCTGGCGGTTCGGCGGGTGGCTCGCTGCGCGGGAGTGGTTTGGATGAGCGTTCCGCGCATCGAGATCGTCACGGGCTCTCGCCACTGGACGGACGCGGCCACCGTCGCGAGCGTGCTGTGGGATGCCGCTCCCGATCTCGTCGTGCACGGCGCTTGCCCGACGGGCGCCGACGAGATCGCTGACCTCTGGTGCTGGGAAAACAGCGTCGAGTGCAAACCGTTTCCCGCCAATTGGGACGGGCTCGGGTTGCGCGCCGGGCCGATTCGCAACGGTCGCATGCTGCGCGCGTACCCGACCGCACGCGTCCGGGCGTTCCCGCTCGGCGGCCCTGGCACCCGTGACTGTGTCGCGCAGGCACGCGCGCTCGGCCGAGAGGTGTTTGTGTACGCGCCGGGCGGTGCACTCGTCGCTGCTTACCGGGGCGGCGTGCTTCTCTGAGCTGCGCGCGCTACGCTGCCAGGGTCGATACCGCCGGGGAGGCCCCGCCATCCAAGTCATTTTGGAGACCACGGATTCCCGGCGGCGTCGGCCCTAATCGTTCGCTTGCAGCTCGCGCGACGGGGCGGGCCCGGCTTCGAAGAGCGAGCCCACGCCGGAGGTGAAGCCCGGATCGGGCAAGCCCTGGATGCTCGCGCCCGACTGCACGAGCCCCGCGCCTTGCTTCACCGAGAGCGAGCGCAGGCGGCAGCGGCAGTTGTAGCCATAGGGGCAGCAGCAGGTCTGCCAGAAGGCGTCGCTTGCGAGCAGCACGAACGTCCGGTGATACTTGCGCTGGCGCGGCGGCCCGTCGCCGACGGCCAGGCTCTGCCAGTAGGGGCGCACCGCGAGCACCGCGGGATCGGTCATCTGCCGCACGCGCCCGCCCGAGTACGCGCCCATCACGTTGGTGCGGAAGACGGTCTCGACGTGCGACGGGTTGGCGGGCATCCAGCCTGCAGACTCGAAGCGCTTGGCGGCGTGCTTGGCGAAGTCCCGGAAGTCGGCACCGACCGCGACCTGCCGGATGATCTCGCGCTTGACGGTCGAAACCATTTCCGCGTTGGCCATGCCGGCGACCGTGAAGGATCGCCGCTGGGCTTCCTTCGTCATCTGGTCGAAGACGTCGCGGGTGACGGCTTTCTTCCCGAGGAACTTCGCGATCGCTTCCTTCAGCGGGTGGCCGGCGAAGCTCGTATCGGCGGCCAAGAGCCACGGCCCATGCAGGGCCGCGAAGTTCTCCACCTTCACGGGGTGCCCGGTCTCGGCCTCGTGCCACGAGTCGAGGCACCCGAGCAGCGCGCCATGCAAGAGCTCGCGCTCGATGGGCGCCGCTAGCTTGCTGGTGCCAAAGCGCTTAGCGGCGGCAGTCGCCGCGGCTGCGATGGCCTTCGCGCTGGTCTTGCCCGAGACGGCGCGCACGATGGCTTCGGCGAGCGCTTCGGTGACGGAGAGCGTAGCGTCCACGCCGCGGACGATCAGGGTGTCCGGGCTGCCGAAGGCCGACCTCGGCTGGGCGGCGAGGCAGATGTGCCGCGCGGCCTCAGCCGCTGCATTCACAGCGTCGCGACCATGCCGCGGATCTCCTCGATGGGCGCCGACGACAGCTCCTCGAAAGTGTCGTTCGCCATGTCCGGGAGCTTGGCGCGCAGCAGCACGAGCCACGCATCCTTGCCGTCACGCAACGCGGACTTCGAGATCGGCTTCCAAGCGACGACCCAGACGGGCTCACCGTCGACCATCGAGACGTCGCGCTTGCGCTCGACGCCGCAGAGCCGGCATCGGTTGAGCTTGTTGTGCTGGCACCGCTCGACGCCGAGCTCGGTCATCTTGGCGGCGAGCGCCGCAATGTCGTCGACGCCGTCGAGATCCGGATCGTCCGGGACCGCGGTCGCGAGCGCCGGCTCGGCGTCGTTGGCGGGGATAGATTCGGGCGGCGGCGCAGAAGGCAAATCGGCATCTCCGCCGCCCGGAACGTTGAGCACCACCTCGGGCATTTCCGCGATCTCCCCCGGCAGGGGTGCTTCGCCCTCGGGGTAAACGATCTCGGGCGCGGGCGGAGCAGGCACCATGCCGAAGCTGGCGGGTCGTTGGATGCGGCGGATGTACGGCTGATGGTCTTTGATCTCGCGCACGCCGAGCTTCTCGCGCGCCTCTTCGAGCGAGACGTCCATGCCAATGTCGAGCGCGCTTTTGATGCGCAGCGCTTCGCCCGCGCGGTCGAGCGGGGCTTCGGTGCGGAACATGAAGCGCGGCGCGTGGTCGACTTCCCCCGGACCGAAGTTGATCGCGATCATCGGATCGGTGAGCTGGTCTTCGATCGTCTCGCCGAGCCGGCGCGCGTCGGACCAGATGACCAAGTCCTCCTCGGAGAGGTGCGCATCGCCGACGCTCGACCCGAGCCCGGTGCTGACGGCGTCCGTCGTGCCGGTCGAGCCGAGCACGAGCTTGCTCAGCACTTTGCTCGCGTGGTCGATGGCTTCGCCCGAGACTTGGCCCGCGCCCGTGAAGGGTGCCTTGATGTCGACGTCCCACCCGGCAGGCATGCGGGCGGTGTTGTGATAGCCGAGGTTCTTGATCGCGTTGAAGGCCGAGTCCGCGCCCTCGGGTGAATACTGCTCGCCGGGGATGGGCTTGACGATTCTCCAGGGGCGCCCGAATAGCTCGAGCAGGGCCATGCGCTCGCGCGCACCGCAGCGGGCGAAGAACGACCAGTACAGCATCCGAGGCGCGAGGCCCTCGCGCTCCTGGTAGTCGCCGAAGAGCCGCGGGCGATAGACCACGAACTTGTGCGCGACTCGCTCGAGCGGAAAGCCAACGTCGGCAAACCCGGTGCCGTCGCGCCCGGCGTCGA